TGAAAAATTAATAAAAGCAGTAATAAAAAGTCAAATAATTTTATTAACATATAATGCATCTGGAAAACAATGCAAATTAGTTAATGAAAAATTTCATGAAAAAATAGATATTAAAATATTTATACACAAAATATATATTGAATGTGCTAGACAATTTTATAATAATCCCGAATTATTTTGGCATGGTTATGCTAATATTGAGATAAAAAAAAATCAAAAAGATTCTTTACAAATTATTGAAAAATCAATATATATTGCAATAAAAGAAATTATTCCAATGCAAGATATTTTGACAGAATATTTAAAAAATGATTATATTGTGGAAGATAATTTACAAGATAGAACAAATAAAATTAAAAATATGTTAGAAAATAGACCAGAAGATAATATCAATTTTTTTGATGATGAAGATAAAAAAGTATTAATTACAGAAGAAGAAAATAATAATGAATTTATAAATGATAATATTAATGATATAGAAAATTTATTAAGAGAAACAGATAATAATATACAAGAAAATATTGAATATATTGAAAATCAAGAAAATAAAATAAATGATAGTATTGATGATGAGGAAGAATATAAACAAAAATTGGCATCATTTGGTGATAAATCACTTAAGTCAAAAAATATACAAAATATAGCACAAAATGATAAACAAATTAATAATAATAATAATAATGATAATAATAATGATAATAATGATAATGGAGATAAAAAATCAGAAGATGAAAAAATAAATATTGTACAAAATAATGCAATGGATGATAAGAATTATTATAACGCCTTATTTAATTAAATAAAATCAAATTAAATGAAATGAAAATTTATAAAAATATAATATAATAAAAATATATTATATTATAATATAATGGATAATATAATAAAAAATCCCGTTTTAATAGCAGTTGTAGCTGGTGTTATTGTATATGCATATATTACATGGAAAAATAATACAAAAAAGAAAAATAAAGATAAAATGAATGCATTATTAGCTGCAGGAATAACAACAGCTATTGTATGGTTAATAGCTTATGGTTATTTAAATTATAAACCATCTATTGTACAAAACAATAATAATGGAAATATACAACTTGAAAAAACAGTACCAACATATAAATTAGTACGAGATTTAAGTGAATCACCTAAATCATTTACATTAATTAATACAAATGGTGGTATATCAGCACCATTTGGTGGTAATACACAAATGCCAGATGTATTTATAAATCCGTTTTAATATTTTTTTTTATAATATAATATTATAGAATATAATATGGGAGTAATGGATATTAAATTAAGAGGTGGAGATAATTTACCAGTAAGACAATTTAAATTACAAGATATGGTTGAAAATCCATCAATAATTATGATTGCTAAACGTGGTTCTGGTAAAAGTTGGGTAACAAAAGCAATAATGATGCATTTTAATAAAATACCATGTGGTGTTGTAATAGCTCCAACGGATAGAATGAATTCTTTTTATAATGATTTTTTTCCAGATACATACATTCATTACGAATATAAAAGTGAATTAATAATAAGAATTTTAGATAGACAGACACAAATGATTGATAAACAACGAATAAAAAAAGCACAAGGGAAAAATTTAGATCCTCGCACATTTATTATAATGGATGATTGTTTAGGTGATAAAAAATCATGGGTAAGAGACCCACCAATTTTAGAATTATTATTTAATGGCCGTCACTATCAAATTATGTATATATTAACAATGCAATTTGCATTAGGTATTACACCTGAATTACGTAGTAATTTTGATTATATATTTTTATTAAAAGCAGAATTTATATCAGAACAAAAAAAACTATTTGATCATTATGCTGGAATGTTTCCAAATTTTGATTCATTTAGACAAGTATTTAATGAATTAATAGCTGATTTTGGTTGTATGGTTATAGATAATAGACGAAAAGCATCGAATCCATTAGAAAGATTATTTTGGTATAGAGCACCAGATTTATCAGGACAACAAAAACTTATAGGAGGACCACAATTTAGAAAATTTCATGAAAATAATTATAATAAAGATTGGAGAAAAAAACAATCAAATTATGATTTTATACAATGGTCAAATGAAGTTAAAAAGAAAAAAGGAGTTATTAAAGTTGAAAAAGAAGAAGTTGATGATAATGGTAATGTAATTGATAAGAAAAAACAAAGTACACAAATTTTTAATAAAAATCATAATAATAATAATAATTATAATAGTTATTCAAATTATAGTCATAGATATTAATTATTTTATTTTTTATTTTTAGATATTGTTATACCTAAACTAATTATTAATAAAAATATTATTATAGCTAATATAATAATAACAATATTTTTAATTTTATTTTCATATAGTAAATCATTATTATTAGATTGTAATTTATTAAGTAAATTTGTACAATACATACTTGATTTCATAAAAATATTAACATCATTACGATAACCATCTATTTCACCTCGCAAAAAATTAGAATCATTTGTTAATAAATTAATTTCTTGTTCATCTCTTTTTCTAGATAAAACATGTTCAGCATTTAATTTATTTTTAAGTAATATTATTTTATTTTTTTCATGTTCACAAATTTTTGTAGAAATTTTATGTGGTTGTGTTTCTGATTGTGTTTCTGATTGTATTTCTGGTTGTATTTCTGGTTGTATTTCTGGTTGTATTTCTGATTGTGTTTTATTATATAAGTTTAAATTACATTTTGATGTAATTGTATTTGTTAAATTTTCTTCATTTTTATATATAAAAAATCCGATTATTATAATTATTATTAAGATATATAAATTTTTTTTAGTAAAATTCATATTATATTATATTATTAGGTTAAATATTTTTAAATTTAATTTTAATTATTATATTTGACTAATAAAATATTTATTAGTTAATTTAGCTTGTCTAGCATCAAGATCATTAAAAGTATTAATCCAAGGAGTTGGTTGACTAAACATAGAATCAAAAATATCAGAAGGAAACACTTCTGATTGTAATTCATCGTATGGTACTCGAGGAACATATCTATATATTACTTTTTCAGAAGGTTCTGTATTAATATTCATTTTATTATATAAATCCATATAAAGAAATAAGAAGCCAATAAATAATAATATACTTATTATAACAACATTTTTATCCATTATTATAATATAATTGATATAAAAAATAAAAAATTAAACTATTAAAAAATAATTAAACTATTAAAAAATAATTAAACTATTAAAAAATAATTAAACTATTAAAAAATAATTAAACTATTAAAAAATAATTAAATTATTAAAAAATAATTAAACTATTAAAAATTTAAACTTTTTCATTAGATTGTTCTTTTTGTTGTTTTGCTTTTTCAAGGATACTATTTAATTTTTTAATATTTTCGTCTAATTTAGTTTTTGTTTCAGCAGTTTTTTCAAATTCATTTAATGCATTATTACGTTCTTCTAGTGTTATTTTTGGAGGCGGAGCATTTGTTTCTTTTTCACGAATTTTTTTACGTAATCTTTCCTTTACTAAATTTGCATTATGAGTTTTCTTTGCATTATTTATAACTTGTTTTTCTTCAGCTCTCTTTTGTTCTTCAGTTATAACAGTAGTATCAATATTATTGGCTGTATTTGTTGAAGCATTAGATTCAGTTTGACCAGATTCAGTTTGATCACCTGCTGATTTATTTGCTTTATATTCTTCAGCATTTTTAACTAAAGCATCTTTTACACGTTTATCATGTGTTTTCTTTTCTCTTTTAACCATATCTTTTTTCTTTCCAACAAGAGCATTAAGTTCTTTAAGTTTATTTTCTTCACGTTTACGTAAACCTTGCATAAGCTCATTTTGTTCTTCATTATCCCATTTTTCTTCTTCTACAAATTTTCTATCATCTGGAGCTGGATCCCATCCCATCCATTTTCCAGTTTCTCCAACAAATACGTGAAAATATTTATCCTTTTTATTAATTTCATCTGCTGCAACTTTAGCTTCTTCAAGAGTTTGAAATACAACTTTATTTTTATAAGTACGTATTTTAAGACCTCTCATATTACAGTTCATTATACCTTCTGGTGAAATAAATGAAACTAGAAAAAATTTACCAGAATCAACAACGGGATCTTCATCTAAGTTATCAATTTTTGTATATTTTTTCATATCATCATCATAATTTCCAACACTATTTGTAACTTCAGTTGTTTGTTGAGTTTGTTGAGTTTGTTCTGTTTGCGGGGTATCATTTAATGATTCTTGATTTTCACTTGACATTATAATTTAATATAAATAAATATTTCTTAAATATATTTATGTATTTAATAAAATTTTTAAATTAATATGATGGATGAAATGGCCAATTTAAATATTTACATATTTGTTTCCAAATATAATCTTGAATTCGTAATTTATCACGTGATTTTAATAATTTAAAATATATAGCATTTATAGCCATTTTTGGATTATTATCATTATGTGCTTTAATTAAAAATAATTTATTTAAAACATATGAATAATTAAGATAATTTTCACGAGAATCTGGTTTAAATAATTTAAATGGTTTTTCAGTCATTTTAAACATTTTTTTAATATCTTCTTCTTCATCCCGTGTAAGAGATGGTGGTGGTGTACCTGTAATATAACTAAAGATTAAAAAATGATGTTCATAATATATATCTTTTCTATATTTTTTAAGAATTTTTTGGACTAATTCTGGATTAACATCATCTATAGGTATCATTCTTTTTTTTAATTCATTTTTAACAAGTTCATAAATATTTTGTGGTATTATAGTTGTTTGTTTAGCTTGATATTGATTTAATTTTTCAATTAAATGATTAATAGGATTATATGGATATTTTGGTTTTTCATTCATTGCATTTTTATGTGATGGAATTTCACTTTCAACTACTACATATTCTGCTTGACTACAATTTTGACATACAAAATAACCTTCTGATTGCATTAATGTTAATTCACTATTACAATTTTTACAATTTTTTATAGGTGATAATTTAACTTTATTACAAACATAAGATGAATCAGTTAAACATAAATATAAATCTTTTAATGTCCCTTTTTCATGTATAATTTGTGTAACTGGTTCAGATATTGTATTGCCAGAATTATCAAAGGATAAAAAACTTAAAATTGATTTTTTTTCAGCAATTTTTTTAAAATTATGTTTTTTAATTTGATTTTTATATTTTTTTTCTTTATTAGATAATTTATTTAATTTATTAAATCTATCCATAATATCATTTGGAATATCTAATATATCAATATTATTATTTTCATTTTCACAAATATTATCATCAGTATTATTAATATTATCAGTATCAGTATTTTCAGTATCGATATTTTTAGTATCAGTATTTTCAGTATCAATATTTTCAGTATCAATATTTTTAGTATCAATATTTTTAATATTTTCAGTGTTTTCTAAATTTTTTGTATTAGTATTAGTATTAGTATAAGT